GTAGAGGACTTCTCGGCTCTGGGAATATTGGAAGAGGTCACTAAGAGGGTGGACCCGGGACGTATCGTACTCGCTGACGGTACCAGGATAGAGACTAAATCGGCGAAAGATCCCAGAACACTCGCTATGAGAGCCCCTGACGGGGTGCTTGGATGTGAAGCGTCACAGTTAGATCTTAACTCGTTCTATAGACTCAGAGGTAGAGTAGCGCCTAAACGGGGCTGGCTCTTCCTGTCAGGTACTTTCGAGGGGTCCCTAGGATGGTATCCCCAACTTTTCTCCTCATGGCAGATGCCTACAGAAGATGAGGAGAGTTTCTCGCTACCGAGCTATTCTAACGCTTACCTGTACCCAGGGGGTATTAATGACCCGGAGATACAAAAGCTGCGGACACAAGCCTCGGACGAGTTCTTTATGGAGCGTATACAGGGGATCCCGTCCCCTCCTACAGGTCTCGTGTTCGGAGAGTTCCGCACGGATATACACGTGGACGAAGAAGCCGAATGGGTGCCGGGAGAACAGGTCTACCTCTGGATGGACCCAGGATACGCAGGAGCATACGCCGTAATGGCGGCTCAAGATATTAACGATCAGATATGTGTCTTCGACGAGGTGTACGAGCAGGGACTCACTACGGACGGGATCATAGATATCGTGACCAATAAGCCGTGGTGGAAGGACGTACACTCGGGAACTATCGATATCGCGGGGTATCAGCACCAGGCTATGTCAGCTCCAGCAGAGCTGTGGATGGACAGAACGGGGATATACCTGGACGCCCAGAAGATACGGATCAACGAAGGAACGGAGAGACTTAAAGGTTTCTTAAAGCCTGACCCCGTCACGCACAGACCTAAAGTAACCTTCTCCCCTAAATGCAGGGGGATACTATCGGAGTTCGGCGCAGTCCCCTCCCCTTTCGACGGACAGACCAGGGCTTATAGGTGGAAAACCGACAGGGAAGGGAATATAGTGGGCGATACGCCCGAAGATAAGAACAATCACGCCGTTAAAGCGGTCATATACGGGCTGGTAAGCCGGTTCGGGTACGGATACGTTAACGGTAAGGACTTTATTAAAGTTAAACGCTGGACCACAAACTAACCGGGGCAAATATGGCAAGGCTAAAACCAGAAGATATTATCGATAAGGTGGACGCTCATTACGAATCTACCCACCCGCTACGTAACCGCATGGACGCTGATCATCAGCTCTATAAGCTGGAAGAGTACGACGCGGGAGACGGGTATAAGTCGTATACGTCTAACGAACCTCAGACATACGCGGATAAGATTATCTCGTGGATGACAGGCGCAGACCTGGTAATACGTATCCCTCCTAACGGTAACCCCCGTAACACCAGGGCGGTTAATAACGATAAGGAGAGGTTTATTATAGGGGCGCTTAGATCCGCTAACGATAGGCTCCGAAATAGACTCGTTCCCTCCCTGAAATCCCAACTCGCATGGTATATAGCCGTAAGGGGTTGGTACTCGGGAAGGGCTATGCTTGTTAAGAAAAAGGACGGAACCACCGTCATTGATATAACACCGTGGGATCCTATGCACACGTACTGGGGCGTTGGGGCAGACGGCCTAGCGTGGGCCTGCTATAAGATCAAGAAAACTAGAACTGAGATCGAAAGCCAATACGGTGTGCGTCTCGGCGATGGCAGGGACGATGACGACGGAGTCGCTGTCTATGACTACTATGACAACGAAAGCAACGTCGTTGTTGTCCCTGGGAGGTTTATTAAGAAGAAAACCCCCCACGGCGCGGAACAAGTCCCAGTATTTCTTGGGCCGGTAGGAGCAACTCCCCTGGTACAGTCTATGGAATGGTCTTCTATAGAAGATACCCTGGAAGACTATGGGGAGTCGGTGTTCAAGTCCACCAGAGCCCTGTACGAGAAACATAACTTCATGATGTCCGTTATGCTAGAGCTGACGGCCCGCTCCAGAAAACAAGGGCTGAAAGTTAGGAGCAGGGACGGCGCTAAAACCCTGGACGAAGACCCGTATCAGGAAGGTACGGAGATATCTCTGGGGCAAGGGGAAGATATCGAACCCCTGGGACTACTCGAAATGGCTAGAGAGTCAGGGGCGTTCATGGGTCTGGTGTCGGGAGAGATGCAGAGAGGGTCTGTACCTCACTCGGTATACGGGGAGCTACAGTTCCAACTGTCAGGATTCGCCATCAATACCCTCAGACAAGGGGTCGAGACAGTCCTGATACCTAGGGTCCAGGCAGTAGAGAGCGCGTATACGCAAATATCTAACCTTCTGTGCGACCAGTACCAGACTGGATCGTTCAAAGCAGTGGAACTAAGCGGTCAGGACAATAACAGGATGTACTTCTCGGAGGAGATCACCCCCGAGAGGATACGAGACGGAGGAGACCCCGAGATAAAGGTCGCTCCGAAACTGCCTGAAGACGATATGTCTCGTTACGGTATGGCCCAGATAGCTAGAGAAGGACCAACTCCTCTGATGCCAGACCTCTGGATCAGAGATAATATCCTGGGTATACAAGACGCTGACCAGATCGAAGACGCAGTGAAAGAACAAATAGCTGAACGTACCCTGCCGGAAGCAGGGATATGGTCCCTGTACCAGGCCGCTATGAAACAGGGCAGAGAAGACCTGGCACAGATGTATTTCGGAGAGCTGGTTTCTATGCTGTTTGCTAAAGCTAGGAAAATGTCGGATACTCTACAAGGCGGCGGTCAGGGAATGCCCCCGGGACCTCCCTCTGCGGGGAACGGTAATGTGCCATCCGATATTGCAGGCCCTCCGCCGCCACCTCCAGGTCCTCCTCCTATGCCTCCGCCTCAGATGATGCCGCCCGCGGCAGCGGGAATTCCACCCCCTATGCCTACTCCCCCGACAGGGCCGGTAGGACCGCCTGGGCAACCAAGGCCAGGGGCGTTGTCAGAAGGAGAACGGTTACGTAGAATAGGCCTAGTCGGGCCGAGAGGGTAATAATGCCTACTAATAAGCAGGAACAAGATCTTATTAAAGCCTTTGGATCTATGCCACAGGATATTATGACTGGGGCGGTGCCTCCGTTCGTACAGCAACTCATGGGGCAGGGCGCACCAGGAAGGCCTGGTAATATAGACCCCAAGCTGATCGAACTGGCAGAGCTGGCAAAACAGGGGAAACTACCTGATATGCCAGGACCTAAAGGCCCTGATCCCGAATACCTACAGGCCATGAAGGCAGGAGCGCCTCCGCCAGTAGCGGCTATGATGGCGTCGGAATCCGCTAATCGAAAGATCAACTCGGATTTGGAGGGCATGGTTAGGGTAGAACAATCCAGCAGAAAGAACAGGGCTAAACAAGCGGCTCGGGCTTTTATGGAAGCGTTTCCAGAAGCTATTTTTACTAGGGAATAAAAAGATATGGCATTATTAGCTCCGAAAGATCGCATCCAGAAGGCTGCTCAAGAATATGCAGCGCGTCATGGTGTGAATATGCACGAATTTTGGGATGCCTTTGATGAGAAGGCAAAACTAGATAAGGATAGGTATTACCCAGATGATATAGAGGGGGATCCGATACGCAAGATACCTTTGACTCGGGACAACTTTCAGGGCGTAACACCACCTCCTCCTCCTCCTTCTGCTCCTTTTGATATTCCTCCTTACCCTTTAGCTCCACCTAACCAGGTCGAGATACCTGCACGTTTATTGCGAAGTGGTTTCCGTCAATTTGCATCTGGCATAGACACAGGTTACCAAACGACAGATCCGGCAACGCTGTTGGGTATGGATCCAACAGAAGTAGGGCCTGTGTTGGGCGGGGATCCTATAGTTGGAGATCTTAGTAGTACCTTTACCGACGACATTCTTAGTCCTACTATTGTTAAACCTACGTCCTATTATCCTCCTCCAACTGATATGGAACGAAAAGAAGCCATAGAACAGAGCAGACTAGATCTTCTATATAAGAAGTTCAAAGATGCTGCAAAGGAGGGAGAGGAGGGCGGCCCCTATGACGCTGATAGAGATTATTTTGATAAATCAGTGGAACCGACTTATGATAGGGATCACTTCAAAGCCGAGATACTTTCTATTATATATAAGGACTACGATCTTATTGGCTCTACATACGTACATAAACTTACCAAGAGGCAGCCTTCACCGGATCTATTTGCTAGTATGAAAACCAGGGTACTAAAGGCATATAATGAGTTTTTAGCGAGATATCAGGAGGAATTCCAACTCTCTCCTCCTCATTATCTTATGCTCAATGATGATGAGCTGGATATACCACCACCACCACCACCACCATCAGCCACAGCAGCCGCACCATCAGCCACAGCAGCCGCACCATCAGCCACAGCAGCCGCACCATCAGCCGCAGC